CTCCAACCGATGAATACTTTGTGGCTTAAGGGAAAAAACCCCATCCGAAGACGGAAAACCCTCAATAGGCCCTCTAATCTGTACTACACGCGTATCTTGTGTCGGGGTATCATTAAGATAGTAGTTCTCCAGTCCAAGTACAATGTAGGTCGAGTTAAGCCGGCCATCACGTATATCCATTAACTTTTGCATGTCAGTTTCATTTGTCAACTGATCTCGATAATTGTCTAACAACCAACCAGAATAATTTTTTAAAAAGACTTGAACAGTCTTCTCTTCTGGGGAAGCACCCATCGCAACCAAATCAGCAAAAGTAGAAACCGATGCCGCTATTATATCCGGGTTCTTGACCTTGATTATATTACTAATCGAAGTAGTCAATTTCTCAACTCTAGGTCTAGGTATCCATGATTGGTATTTTGCATTCCATTGACATGTTGAACCCAAAAACTCCAAACCCTCCAAAGAGGTAGAAGTCTTAAAAGCTCTTTCTTTTATTGTCAAATTTAAGGTTGCATATACCTCACGAACTAAATTTTCAAAACGTGTAACGTCAAAACCATTTACGAACCAAAAGGCTCGATTAAGAGTACCTAATATATCATCTCCATATAATGAAATTATTACATTCCATAGGATTTCTGTATACGTTAGTATCTTATCAAAAATTTCAACGCCCATTTTTAAATAGACATAGAATTGTATTCTAGTGTGAGACCAGCAGTTATCAGCAGTAGTATTATTAGAACCACTGCAATTTCCATCTAGCCGCTGAAACATAGTTCCGTCATGTAATGTACATATAGGATGAAGAGTATTCTCTTCAACATATTCGTAATGATACTTAAAACGGTCCCACAATTCAGCACACTTAGAACCAGGTGTGTTTCTTTGAGGAAAAAGAAAATGTTTACGATCTTCATAAACAGGGGTTAAATTAATATCCCTGTCATAGCCCGATATGTCTTCCATAAAATGGAGGGGATCTTCAAATGCTAGCTCATGAGCGTTGCACATTCGATCGAAACCTCCATATTGTTTAATGAAGCCAAATCGTGGCCAATGTGTCTTAAATGAATGGGCATATTTTTTCATTCTACAATTTTGTTCATCCCAATAAAATTTCTGATGAAACAGAAAAGGTGTATCAGGATTAAATATTGTTCGAAGCTTATCATTTAAATCCACATCGTCAATCGGTAAATATTCATCTTTACCAAATGCACTCCAAATAGGTGTGTGGCATCGGGCTACTTCATCGCAAAATATTGGATCTGCAAGAAGGTCACCCTTTGTGTGATATCCCATACTAGAATAAGGTTTGCCTACAGAAGCAGACATATTTATAT